TTTTCTTTTTTGTTTTTTTTCGTTTCTTTTTTATCCTTTTTGTTTTCTTTTTTGTTTTCTTTTTTGTTTTTTTGATTTTTTCATCAGCAGGGACATATTTTAAGAAATGGAAATCCCATTCTTCTGAACCTCTATTATTTTTTAATTTTTTGAATAGTTGTGATTTCTTAGCACGTATTTTTTCCTTCGTATGTTTTTCTTCACCATAACAATCAATGCTAAATCTTTTAAGAATCCCTTTTTGCTTAAGTCTATTTTTAGATTGCACTGCAAATAAATAATGACTCATGCATAAAATTCTCTGGGGGTCATAATATTTACGATTTAAATATAAAAATGCTAAATAAAAACTTAACATAGTATCGATTGTTGCGATTTTTATACTTCTATCAAATAAATTTATTATATTATAACTATGACATGCCAAAGGTTCATATATAAAAGCGACAGCTTCACCATATACAGTAACACTATAATGTGAAGCAACTACTTCACCCACACCATCTTTTTTTTTAATTTTAACACCATTTATACCATTGTCCTCAAGATATTCTTTAAGAACTCCTGCAGTGTTTTCAGGGTCTTTTGATAATACATCGAAATCTGGTATTTTTTCAATTTCATAATTTTTAAATTTTTTAAGATTACGAATAAAGAGTTTATTTGCCATCGCACCAAAAAAAACAACACTTTGATTAATTAGACAATCGCGTGTAAGTGTGAATAATTTAGATGTTTGTGATTCTGGTATTTTAGTAGTCGGGTCAAAAATGCGCTGTATTTCAACAAAATCACAATCTTTCCCTTTGAGTGGGAAGTGTTTATTCAGAAGTGTGAGTCTTTTTAAAACTTTTTCCCATCTACTAACATCCCCACCAGGTCTAGATAATTCTAAATACATAAGCATACGAAGGTAATTAGGTGGTGTGTAATAAATACCTCGGACATTACGAGCTTGTTTTTTAATTTTTTTATATAATTCAGGCACTTGTAGACTAATATCTGCAACAGGTATGAAATTAACAAAAACCTTAAAAGTACCACTATGAGAACCCGCTTTAGCTTCAACTTCTTCAAATCCTTTTTTATAATATAGATCTGCTAAATTTTTAGCATCTTCCATTGGGGTAGGAGAGAAAAAATCATAATCAGGTAATTCTATATCTTTATTATAAAATTGGTCTTCTTCAGGCAATATGTTATTAATCGCAGTTCCACCATAGCAGACTCTCCCGGTTTTTTTAAGGAACTCTTCAACTATATCAATAATTTCTATAATTTCAGGACTATGTAGCATTTTTTTACCCATTTTAGTTTCCGCTTTATCAACCGCATGTCTTAAAATAGCTAATTCACATTCTTGGAAACTCATTTTCTTTTCGCATTTCATATTAATATATAATGTGAAAATAATTTAATATCTTATTTTAATACCCTGAGGTGTTCTTTTAACCTTAATATCATTTCTTAGTTCTTTTTTAAGAGGGATAGGTGGTTTAATATCTCTTTCTTTGCCTGATCTTAAATGTTCTGGTTTTAAAACAAAAGCTAATCCTTTTTTTTTATTAAAAAAGTCATAATAACTTTTCATTTTATTATCATTAATCCATTGGTAATTCATACACATCATTTGAACTCCGTGTCTTTTATATTTACCCCAATCAAAATTATAACAATTATCTTTATTGGTACACTTTGATACTATATCTGGATGTACCATAATTAATTTTTCTCTTGCGACGAATGGGTCATATTTATCACCTTGTTGTAACATGCATTCTTTCTCTTTTTCTTCATCTTTCATAGAAGAACATTCGCTAATTATATTATTCGCATCAGTTTCAGGATAGTTTGAAAAAATATCAGATGGTATGATATTTACTAATTCTTTAAAGCTAGGGGCTAAATTTTTCGTTTCACACATAATAATAACTTTTTGTTTTAATTCACTTAATTTAAGGTCTGTAATTTTTTTATCACCTCTACCCCCATAACTAAATTGTATCCCTAATAATTTATTACCAAATTGTTCTTTTATTTGTTTCGATAAATCATTATAATCCATTTTATCACTTTTTATTCTGAAATTAATAAATAAAGGGTCTTTATTATTGGGACAGGTTCTTAATGAGAATGCATTTTTACCAATAACTTCTAAAACACCATCAGACCCTAAAAGTGGTAAACTATTATATGTTCCCTTAATAAGATTCGTACTTTTAAATGGAGATACAGCGACAACTGGTATTTTATCAATCATATATATTTCTAGGTCTATTACTCTAGCCCCTTGTTTAATAACAGTTTCAAGAGCACCCATAGAAACATAGTCATCTAAATTTGAACCAGCAGCACAAGAATTATAACTACTAGCAATATAGTAATCTAAGATGGGATAAGAACTATATTTATCACCATATATTACTGATTTCATATTTGATACTTCTTTTGAAGACAGTGGTGATTTTTCTTCACTTTCATATAATGCTTTCATTTTTTCCCCCATTTCTAGAGGCCAATCCTTTAATAACGAAGAAGAAGTGTAAATGGCAACTCCTATCAAAATAGTTACCAATAAAAAAATTATACCAATAATGGGGTAAAAGTCATTGAGAGATTTGGGTGCTTTTTTTATTGATGTTTGAATGTTTGACATATATAGTATATAATATAAAAAAAACATATCCTAAATCTATTTAAGTAAATTATTATTTTAAAATAATATATTAATATATTTTAAATGCCAGGTGGATTATTGAATTTAGTTGCAATAGGTCAAGAAAATGTTTTATTAACTGGGAATCCAAAAAAAACATTTTTTACATGTTCTTATAAAAAACACACAAACTTTGGGTTACAAAGATTCCGCATTGATTATAAGAGTCAAAGAACTTTATCATATTTACAACCAACCGAATTTGAATTTAAAATACCTAGATATGGTGACCTTTTAAATGATACTTATGTTGTATTAAATTTACCCGATATATGGAGCCCTATATTTGATTGTTCCAATAATAGTAGAACAGATACATGTAATAACTATATACCATACCAATTTCAATGGTGTAAACATTTAGGAGCAAAAATGATTAAAGAGATAAGTATAACATCAGGTGGCTCTATTTTATCAAAATATTCAGGCGAATGGTTATATAATTGTATAGAACGCGATGGAAAAAAGAATTATGGAATAAAATGATAGGTCATGAACCTAAGTTTTATGATCCAGCTTCAGAAAATGGTGGATTTTATCCAAATGCAAAGTATTATAAAAATGGATGCGAACCATCAATTAAGGGTAGAAAACTATATATACCATTAATGTCTTGGTTTTGTAATAATCCAAAATCAGCACTTCCATTAATTTCAATACAATATCAAGAAATATCTATAAAAGTAACTTTTAATCCTATAAAAGATGTATTTACCATTATGGATTTACCATCCACGAATAATACACTTAAAGATATATCAAATGTTTTTATTAATTATAATGAGAAGGATATAAAGGGTGAATGGCCTAATTCAGTTAATAATAAGGATATAAGAAGAGCACCTTTACCAGCGAATGATTATGAAAATTTATGGGTTTTTTTACAAGAACCACCATTAAATTCTATAAATCCTAATATTCCTGGTAAAATAGATGATAGATATACGAAAAAAAATGAATGGAATGTGGATTTACATTTACTAGGAACATATATATTTTTATCTGATGTGGAGCGTGAATGTTTCGCATCTTCTAATCATGATTATTTAATAAAGCAAATATACGAACATGATTTTGAAAATATCACAGGTTCAACAAGGGTTGATATATTAGCTAGAAATATGGTAAGTAATTTAATATTTAGGTTTAGAAGAAGTGATGTAGGTTTAAGAAATGAATGGTATAATTATAGTAATTGGAGCTGGGAAGATAAAGTTCCTTATGAAATATCTAGAGAAAATCTATGGCCTATGAATAATTTAACACAAATTAGTGAAATTAATGGTTTTCTTGGTGAATTTAAAGTCGAAAATAATAAAAACATATTAACCGATATGGGTATATTATGTGGAGAACAATATCGTGAAAGTATTTTAGATTATGGGGTATATGACTATGTTGAAAAATGGAATAAAACCACCGGTATAGCAAAGGATGGTTTATATATGTATAATTTTTGTTTAAATACAAGTCGCTTTGATTACCAACCTAGTGGGGCACAAAATGTAAATAAATGGAAATTTATAACATTCGAATTCAATACATTACAACCACCTAGAAACCCAAAACATACTTCCGATATAGATATTATGTGTAATCCTGAAACAGGCGCAATCGAAGGAGTTAGAAAAGATATATATAAATTAAATAAGTATAATTATGACCTTAAAGTATTTGAAGAAAGATATAATGTGATAAAAATTCAGGGAGGACAAATAGGTTTATTAAATGCTAGATAATTAATAAATGTATCTAATTAAAAAAATGAATGTATCGAATTAAATGGGATATAATCATATAATCCTTTATATAATGGTGGAGGGTCTGGTTTTTGTAAATTATATTTATTATAGGTGTTACTCTCTTTCAATGGTTTTATATATTTACTATAATCTTTCTGAAAATTTTTTTGTTCTGTAATTTCTAAATCTTTCTGTGAAATAATTGGATTATTCGATATATCATAATCAATTGTATTATAATAACCACAACCATCCTCTGCATTACGGTTAGGACAAACTACTTTTTCACCACAATTTGTACGATCGAAAAGTTTTCGAGGAGAACATTTCTCACAGTCTTTATCATAAGAACAAGTATTTATACCATCACCTTGTAATTTCTTTTTTGGGTCACATATCCAAGGACACCTTTTCTTATTCTTACCCCCGTCATCAAGTAAACTACTATCACAAGCTGCCGTTAAATTTGTTGGTTGAATACAATTACCCATTTTGCATTTATCTTTTTTCGATTCTTCGGTTGGGGTTGAAGACCCATAATATCTAGCTCTTATTACTAAACAATCATCTGGTTTTGGTTTATTGCAAGAAATGTCTTGTTTTTTTCCATGATAAAAAGGACAGTCAGACCCAGCAGTTCCTGCATTTTTAATAATTTTATAAGTTCTATTTTCATTATCAATTAAATCTTCATCCTTACAATCTTCTTCTTGACAACAAGTTTTTTCACCAGTCTTCTGCCAAGGTAACCACCCACCTTGGCAATCCATACTGCTAAAATTTTCTGTTAAATTTTCTTTTAAATAATCATGTAAATTAAAATAAATTATATAAATCATAATTAAAATACATAAAAATATTATTATATTCATTAAATTATATTAATATTTTATTTAAATAAACCCCAAGATGAATCTAAAGTTCCAGGTTTTGACATACTATTAATTTCTCCTTCTTTTGCGTTATTTATACAGCCAAACATTTGTGGTTTATGTGTATGGCCGCATTTTGGATGTTTTGGATATGTAGAACAATCAACTGTTTCGTTTGAAGAAGTAAAAGGGTCATCTTTTAGAATAATAGCAGCTGCAGCAGCAATTCTAGCGATGCGAGCATCAGATTCAGCACCAGCAGCACCAGTACCACCAGTACCACCAGTACCACCAGCAGCCCCACCAGCAGCACCAGTACCACCACCAGCACCACCAGTAGCACCAGTACCACCACCAGCACCAGTACCACCACCAGTACCAGTACCACCAGCAGCACCACCAGTAGCACCATCAGCACCAGCACCATTAGTACCGCCAGTATCAGTATAACCACCACAACCATCCATTGGGAAAATGACACCACTCCCATCCGCATCATAACCTACAGTTAATGCCATCGGACAACTTGTTTTCATTCCACATTTGAATTTCTTATCGTCTCCTCCTATACTATTATATGATATATCTTTATAACAAGTACTACACTCATTATCATTTATACAATTTTCTGTCGGTTTTTTTTGACTTCTTCTAGACCATTCCTCTTCTTGTTCTTTAAAAGTGGAAGTACATTTTTTAGGACATAGTTTATAATTTTTCAATGTTCCACTATCATATAATGTTTGTCCACAATTTCCATCTAGACGTTGGGGTCCATTTGTTATAGGCATTTTATGTTCGCATTTTTTTAAACAACCTTTTCCATCACCTTCTTTCCAAAGAGGTGGGGTATATCCTGTTTGAGCTTCATTGCATTTCTTGAAAATTAATTGTGATCTTGATATGTCTTCAACAGAAAACTGTTTTCTCCCTTCAATGACACCACTTCTCCACCCATAAGTATCACCAATCTCATTATAACCAGTGTTGCCCTCAATATTTTTATTTAAATACAGTAATAATAAATACAGTAATAATAAAAACAACATAACTATTAATATTATATATTTTTCCATATATATTATTATAAATATTATTTATAAACATTAATTTTTCAATATAAAGTCATTTTGATGTGGATGTGGGTTTGTTGAATCATATGGATTTCTTACGCCTGTATTCCCATATAAATGCTTACCAACACCACTAGTATCTCCTAATTTATTCCAACTATCAGTTGTTCCTGTTTCTTCTTTCTTAAAAACATTTCTTGATTTATATCCCCAAGGCATTTTATTTATATCTAAATCTTTTAAAGTTAAATTCGTTGTTTTAAAAGATCGTCCATGAATCCATTCGTCATTAATGATTTCACCCCAATTTTGTTCATCATCTATTGTATGTTTTTTTTTTGATAATTTATATAGAGCTGTAACAATAGCTTTTCTATTATAAGAAATTAGAATGTCTTCTTTATTGGTATTTTTAAAATCTGTACTCTCTATTGTTTCTAATAAAAATTTTTCTAACCCTAAATTTATTCTATCAAGATAAGGTAATCTAAGTAAATCATTTATTACTTTTTTTGGCAATCGGAAAGACCATATATATTTCGTTTTTAAAACATCAATTGTATTTCTAAAACTATTTGTTTTGATTTCATTACCTGTTATCGAATCCCATTTTTTAAATGAACCGGCGGCGACGCCCGCATCATAGTGATTTTTTTTTAGTTCCTCTGTTTGTTTATAGGTCAGTCCTCTAATACGTACTTCCTCACTCGATAATAGTGAAGTACCTGTGCTGTCGTTTGCGTATTCTCGTTCATCTTTGTTCCCACGAATCCCCCCTTCTTCTACATCGACTGACTCACACATTTGGGTTGTTCCTTTGATGACACACTTCTGTCCGGCAGAACAGGTTTCAATGCACGCCTCGTTAATCTGTCTTCCACTATATTCCGCCGTTACTGGGTTGTTCTCTTTAACTGCCTTGGTGGCTTCAAAATCGACGTCGGATTCACACATAAATGGGGTGTTCCCGTCGTCCGTCGATTTAGTGGAACATTTAGAATAAATACCAGTGCAATAACCACCAATTTTTAACATTTCGTCTTTGATTTTCAGTCTCAAATCCTGTTTATCTTTGTCCGATTCGATAGTCACAGGTAGTGCAAGAACACTGTTGTTTCTCGAATAATGAAGTAAATTTATGTATTTGCTTGTTTCCCACGGGAAGACTACATCGGCGTTGACAAGCGGTACAAGATTCTTGCCAATTTCATCTGTCCGGGTGTTTTGGTTGCATGTGTTGTTTGGTTTTGGCTTACAACATACAAAAACATCTCCATGAGGTTCATCGTCTGGTGGGGTTTTCTTACATTCTGGTCCTGCGCAATATAGGTTATTAAGGTCATCTTTAAACCCTCCCATTCCAGCATCAGTGCAAAACAAGCCGTTATCCTCTTTCTTTTCAGAACATTTCTGGTTAAAAGTACAACACTGATTAAAATCGTGTAATCCACAAGTTGGTCCTTTACAATATTCATCAGTAATCACAGTTTCTTCATTATTTGTCATCGTCTTACAATTTTGTAATAAAAAATTATCCGGTGAACTACCCTTACATTTTATTTGTTGTGGTCTATTCAATGCACTCTCTTCAACTATAAATTTGGTGGTTGGTTTTGTGTTAGTTATAGTTCTGTTAATTGTGAGTGGTGATGTTAGTTTGCCGCTAATCGTCCTCATCACACCATGTAGATTGTTGTCCTCCTTGAAAATAACCCATAAATATTTTTTATCTCCACCATATACTTGTTTTACTTCTTTGTTGCCCCCTGAAAAAGAATACTTCCTCTTCTCCGTTTTTGTGATAATTTCTTGATCTGTTTTCGCTTTTTCATATCCTTCAGCAAACATGGTCGTCTCTGATGGTATATTATCAGGAATTGTTAAGTTCCATAATTCCCCACTTTTATTAATATACCATAAAATATTATCTGAAAAATCACCTCTAATTAAAGTTATTTCTTTATTCACATCATCTAAAATTTTATGCCAATTATATATTTCTCCCGTACAAGGTTTTTTACAGATATATATTCCATTCTTTGATGTATTTGATGTATTATTTGATGTATTATTTGTGTGTGATAGTATAATTACATAATTCTTATTATTAGTAATCTGTACTGGGTTATACTTTTGATTATCCGTCCTATCAATATTTATATTTTTCCAATAAATATTACTATTCGATCGTTGTATAAATTTATCTCCATCTTTAAAATAATTTTTGTACTCATCATTTTTATGATTTAAATAATCATCACCTTTATTAAGTTTTTTATCAATGTAATTCTTATTACCATAACTAGTTATCATCCAATTAAATGTTTCGTCTGAAGTCATGTCTTTTATATTATAGTAGTTAACGTTGGTTTGGTCGCCACTAGTAATTGTTTTTGCATCATAATTCCATATATTGACGACGCCATCACACGGTTTTGTACAAGTAAATAATTTAGAGTTATTGTCGACATCATTGGTCCAAGCTAATAATTTATCTTTACCATCAATAATTCCTTTGAATCCTGAGACATCAATGATATCTGATGTTTGTGAAAAAAATTTGGGGTCGTCGTCGGGACCGTTTGGGTGCCAATTGGTCTTCTCATCTTTGACCGAATGTACGGAAAATTCACCTACGCTATTTAAACTCCATATATTGGACAAAGAAAAACCAGACACAACTGGGTCTGGTTTGTGTGATTTGGCGAGTATTTCGTTTATACCAGCAAGGTCTTGTTGTTGTTTTTTATTCATTCCAAAATTTGTAATATTATTATCAGTCTTTAATAAATTACAGAGTGTTTTTTTACACCCTGTAGTTATTGCCTTTTGGAATTCAAAAGGATATATTATTTGATTATCAATAGTATATTCATCTTTCCTCCATTTCGGCGTTGAATTAATATATTCCTTAAAATTATTGCAATTATATTCTCCGTCGAACGGTGCATCTCTTCCTAATACACTTGAAATTGTAATTTTTGTACCATTTTGCATAATTGGTTTACCATCCCCATCCAGTAGAGGTTCATCGTCTCGCCTACTTCCACCGAATTCCGTCTCTAAGTAGTTTCCATTTTTTCTATCATTTACTTGATCACTGAATCCTACTGGTACAGTACATTCAAATCCTTCTCTAAATTTATTATAAATAAATAATGCTAAATTTAGGAGAATAAATATCGATACAAAAAAACAAGTTATATAAATTATTCCCATTAATATTATATTAGATTTGTTTTTGTTAAATAATATAAATATTTAATATATATAAATATGAATAATTTTATAAGTGATATCAAAAAAAATACATATGGAGTATATAAACATCATAAAAAGGTAAATACTAATAAATTTAAAAATTGGTTAAATACAAAACCAATACCAGGTGCCTTACCAAATGTTAAAGAAGAACCAGTAGAAAAAGAGTATACTAATGAAAAAAAAGATAAAAAGGATAAAAAGGATAAAAAGGGAAAAGGGGGAAAATATAAATGGTCGGAAAGATTTTTAAAATTTATTTTTCTACCATTTTTACTATTTATTATTATTGGTTTATTACAAGTTTGTTTATTTAAACACGAAAATATATTAAATTTTGATGAAGATAAACCTCCTTTTTCAAATTATAAACCATTTATATGGGGTACAAATGGTACTACCTGGTACGGACAATGGTTTGGATTAATGCAAACTAAATCTTGGTCTTGGTTAAATACTTTATATTCTAAATATTTCGAATCATTAAATACAACATTCAAGGTAGTAGAAGTGGAGAACGATGATGATATTACTAGTAAAATAATGAAAGGTTTTGGTAAATTTTGGTTAATATTAGGTATAGGATTTATATATTCTTTAATAATATTAGGTCAATCAATGTTTGGTTGGTTGTTACCTGGGTCACAAGCATTTATATATTTATTTAGTAGTTCTAAAACCCAAAAAGAAATTAGCAATATTGATAGAATTATAGGATATATAGGATTTTTCCTCTCGGTAATACCTGTAATATTTTTCACTTGGATATTGCAATTATTATATTTCCCATTTTTGATTTGGTCTAATAGAAAGGAAGTTGGTATATTTAACCCGTTAGATTTTTTATATAAACAAGAGCATAATGGTGGGATATTTACATCAATAATAAGTAGTTTTTTATTAATGTTGTCAGTTGTATTTTTATTATTAGGAAATACAATGGGGTATGTCGTTGGTAGTGTATCATTATCATTATTAGGATTTTTTTTATTTTTCGCTTGTTGGAATTTTTACGATGTGATAAGTAAAGAGATAATAACTCACCCTCTGTCAAATAAAGTGGTACATAAGGTGTCTGTTAAAAGAAAAAATGGTACAAATTTCCCTACAGAAGTTCTCGCTGTAGAACCATTAAATGAATCTGTAAATGAATCTGTAAATGAATCTGTAAATGAATCTGTAAATGAATCTGTAAATGAATCTGTAAATGAATCTGTAAATGAATCTGAAACACCAGAAGTATAAATTATAATAATATAAATTAATATTTAAAACTTTATATTATTATAATTTATATGGGTAAAAAGAGAAAGAATAAGGTTGTGTCAGCAAATGGTAAACCACTTGTAAGTATATGTACTCCTACATATAATAGACGTAAATTCATACCATTTCTTATAAAATGTTATCTCTCACAAACATATCCTATAGAATTAATAGAATGGATTGTTATAGATGATGGTGAAGATAGTGTAGAAGATTTATTTAAAGATGTACCCAATGTAAAATATACAAGATTGGAAGAAAAAATGAAATTAGGTGCTAAAAGGAATTTCATGCATACAAAATGTAAGGGTGAAATCATTGTTTATATGGATGATGATGATTTTTACCCACCAGAAAGAGTAAATCATGCGGTAAATCGCTTAAGGGGTAACCCGAAAGCTTTAGCGGCAGGTTCTTCGATTATTCATATTTATTTCAAACATATTAAAATGATTTATGAGTTTGGTCCCTATGGTCCAAATCATGCAACTGCAGGTACATTTGCTTTTAAAAGGGAGTTATTAAAACAAACTAGTTATGACCCTGATGCTGAAATGGCAGAGGAAAAACAATTTTTAAAAAACTATACAATACCATTTCAACAATTAGACTCTAGAAAATGTATTTTAGTAGTAGCTCATGATGCAAATACATTTGATAAAAAGATTCTATTAAAGAGGGGTGAAAATGATTTTATGCGAAAAACAAGTTGTAAAGTAAAAAATTTTATAAAAGATAAAAAAATGAGAGATTTTTATGTAAATCAATAATATTAATAAAGTATATTTTTAGAAAAAAAAGTATTGTGTAATTATATAATGATTAAAAAAGTTAGTAAGATTTGTGGAACTTTCTGTAAAAGTCTAGGTTTACCGGCAGTTGTATGTTGTGTGGCTCTTTCTGTGGCACTTCTTTATTTAGCGAAAATATATTTATTACCTTTTGTTGAAGGACTTTCACCCAATAGTGGTAAAAAGAAATTGGTATATGCTTACATGGACGGTTGTCCTCATTGCGATAAAGCCATGCCAGCATGGGAAGAATTTTCAAGCAGTACAACTGTAGTAGATACAGCAAAGATAGAAAGTAAAGAAGACCCTGAATTTATGAAAAAGATGGGAGTGCAAGGATTTCCAACATTTTTACTTTTAGATTCAGATGGAAATAAAGATAAGGTATATGAAGGAGATAGATCAAGTGCTGATTTAGAAAAATTCGCAAAAGAAAATGCCTAATTTTCAATTTTATAACTACTTATTTTTCTCTCTAATTCTTCGAAAAAATCTAATTTATCATCTTCTAAAATTTCATCTATAGTTTTAATTGTCATAGGTCTTAATTGTTTATTTCTCATAATTCTAGTTAATAAAAATACAATAATATTTTTATCCAACACATCATTTTGTATATCTTTATGTTTTTCTTTTAATTCTTTATAAAGTCTCATATAAGTGACAGTACATTTGATACCAATCCAATCATTCATATATTTTTGAAAAAATATATGAAATTTAGCATTTTCCATTAATTCAGATAAATCTCTAAAAAAATCATTTTCAGAAAGTATTTCAGTACCCTTT